ATAAAAGCAGACGAAGAATGGACTGATAATGCCACTAAAACGATTCGATTTGATAACAGCAAAGTATATTCTGTACTTCCTGACGATCAATATCTAAGAAGTTTTGATAATGTACCTGAGTCTAGTGTAGCACAATCGAATATAGGGAATCGACAAGTATTTGCTAATTATAAAGAAAATAAGGACTTAATTGATATTGATGGCAAAAAAGTGATTGTGGATTTTAGTAGTGATTTAGTCTCTACTGAGAATCAATCAACTGAAGCCGTAAAAACAAAATTAAATGCAGTATCTCCATTTGATGCGTCTTCGATTACGGATGGTAAAATTAGACTTGACTTTACAGGAGCTTCTTTAATTAAAGGTGCGAGTGTAGGGATTTATTTTAATATAAAATCTATTGCTATAAATCCTCAAATTTCTCCTGCTAGAGATGTAGCTACTTTTGAGAATTTATACAGCACAATACTAACTAAGGCATACGCAAATATTCAAGAGGTAGTAATAGACGATGCAAACGGCTTTAAGTCTGGTTTGATAGGTTATTTTAGTGACCTTTTTAAATCATCACTTACTCCACCGCCAGATACAAATACCACTCCCCCTTTTATATTCAATAATTTCAACTTGATTATAATTAATACCAATGTGATTGAGATTGCATTGCCTACTATGCGTTATGAAATAATTGTGATGCCATCAGGTCCTAATACATTCATAAACGAATATTATCAAGGAAGTTCTACTACTGCAGGAGTTGAAAGTATAGGTGTAAAAACAAGTATGCGTTCTTATAGAAGTTATGAGATTTGCCAAATATACCGTGATGCTTATGGTCGAAAAACAACTGCGTTGACAAGTAATGCAAACACCGTTTTTGTACCGTTAGCAAATAGCGTAACACAAAATAAATTACAAGTCACTATTCCTGCAGCACAAAAACCGCCAAAATGGGCTACGACTTATAAATTTGCGGTTAAGGAGAACAGAAAAGAGTATGAGGAAATTTATGCAAGTATCTTTTACAAAGACGGAGTATATCGATGGATTCGCTTAGATGGGACTAATGTAAACAAAGTAAGTAAAGACGATACACTTCTAGTAAAAAGAGATATTTTTAGTGTGTTGACTATCCCTACATTCGTAAAAGTTTTAGAGATACAAAGCCAATCGAGTGATTTTATTACAGGTAATTTAGATGGATTAGGCCAGCCTATTGTTGAGACAGCCGGTTTGTATATGAAGATTAAACCTGGAAACTTTAGTATTGACTATTCTCCGGATGATTTTAAAAATTTTGAAGAGCATGGTGCTACACTTCAAGGTGCGCCTACTTTAACTTTTAACATTACAGGAGCAATACCTGAAGGTTCTGTTATTAATTTTGATTTACATAGTGACTACCATAGAGATTCTGAATTTAATGATTATAAAAAAGAGTTTTTGTCAAATGGGAACTATGCTAACTTTCAGGAGTTTTACAATGCACAATTAGCCGATATTGAGTTTAAAGGCGAAGGTGCTGAACGTATTTTTGCTAAAAAAATGAATTCGACTTCCATATTAGAAATGACAGGAACATCGTCAGGTGTGAACTCTTGGGCTAATCGTAGAGGTTATTTTGACGTAAAAATAACAATACGTACAGTAAGCGGTTATTTTATTTTTGAAACTATTTCTAAAGAGACTGATAATAATATTTACTACGAGACTCCTGATATTTTTGATGTTGTAGGGAATAACCATCAACAATCAGTTCACGTATTAGATAAAGCATTTAACTGCTACGTACAAGGTAATGGAGCTGAGAGCCATCAAATTAAAGATGCCTTTAACGAAAAAAGCATTAGTATCGATTTTAGTCCTACAGCAGTAAGCGATAACGAATATAAGCAAGAAAATCGTTTTGCTGATATTACCTATTCCGGAACATACAATTCCAGTTCAAATGTAAATAGACTGAATGAATTCAACTTATCACTTGCTAATTTCAAGGACGATATTGACAAGTCCTACGGTCCTATTTATAAAATAAAAGGAGTAGATACAAACTTACAAGTTTGTCAAGAAGATAAGGATTCCCAAGTGTTTTACGGTAAAGATGTTCTTTACAATGCCGATGGAAGCTCAAATTTAGCTAAGATAGAAGATGTTCTTGGAATACAAGACCCTTATATTGGTGAATTTGGAATCAGTACCCATCCGGAGAGTTACGATGTTTATGCAGGAACCACTTTTCATACAGATATAAAAAGAGGGGTTGTGTTGAAGAAAATAAACAATGGTTTGCATGAAATTTCTAAATACGGAATGAGAAATTATTTCAAGAAACTATTTAGAGATAATGTGATTAACCAAGTTTTAGGGAAATACGATCAGCATCACGATGTATATGTTTTGAATATAAAATATGGTACAGACCAATATGTGACTTGGGTGTACTCTGACGACAATAATGGATGGCTTGGAAGAATAACATTCAATCCGGAAGACATGTGTAGAGTAAATAGCAAGTTTTTCTCCTTTAAAAATGGTGAAATCTATGAGCATAACCAATCAACAGGAAGAAATACCTTTTACGGAATAGAAAGTCCAAGTACTTTCTCCTTTAATTTCAGTCAACTGCCAAGCGAACGCAAACTTTTTAAGACGGTGGAGATGGAGGCCACTTCAGCTTGGCAAATTGACTTAAAAACAGACATAGATGAAGGATTTGTAAATAAAACTGACTTCGTATGGCAAGAAGGAGTACACAGAGCGTACACGAGGACATCAAACGATGTTATTGACTCAGCAATACTATCTTGCCAAGGAGTCGGGAATTGTTCTATTAGCGGTCTTGTTTTGAGTTTCGCCTTTGATTTAGAGAGCGAAGTTTCCATTGGGGACCAAGTAAGAAACGCAAATGCTTTGTTAGTAGGGACTATTTTAAGTAAAACTGCCAGAACACTAACTTTAGATACGGTGAACAACCTAGTTTCAGGGGAATTTGTACTTTGCTCTAAATCTCAGAGTTCAGAAAGTAGCGGACTTTTGGGATATTATATGGAAGTTACCGCTACTCTATCTACAAATGTAAAAACTGAAATTTATGCTGTTAATACTGAAACTTCGAAATCATATACTTAAATTAAACGACAACAATTATTTGTTGTCGTAGTTTAACTATCTTTGTTAAAACTTTTTAGATGAACGACATAGTAAAAAATGTATTGACGAATAGCATAGATGAACTAGAGGCTGTTATGCTTGAAAGTTTTCCTGTTATTAACTGTCCTGTAAAACATCATTTTACGGATGGCGTTTATGTGCGTGAAGTGTTTTTACCAAAAGGGACTCTTGCTACTTCAAAGATTCATAAAACAGAACATCAATTTTTTATCCTGAAGGGAGAGTGCATTGTTTGGATTGATGGAGTGGAGAAAGTTTTAAAAGCACCATACATTGGTGTTACTGAAGCGGGAACACAAAGAGTGGTTTATGCTTCTAAAAATTTAGTTTGGGCTACCTCACACGCTAATCCTGATAATGAAACTGCAGAACAAATTGAGGATAGAATTATTGAAAAACACGACAATCCCCATATATCTGAAGGAATGAAAGAAAAGATAAAAAACCTTTTAAAATAAAAATTATGAGTTACGTATCTATAGGAGTAGGAGCTTCAACAGCAATAATGGGTGGTGTAAAAGCCATAGGAGCAAGTAAAGATAAAAAGAAAGCGGCTGCTGAAGCGGCAAGAATGAAAGAAGTGCCATTAGAGAATATTGCTAAAGGACTACAAGTTTCAACTCTTGGTGCTAAAAACAGACAGCAAGGACAATCAGTACTCGAAGCAACTCAAACGGCTGCTTTATCAGGTGCGGGAAGTAGAGCGATTATAGGTGGTGCAGGAAGAGTAGCTGCAGGAAGTCAAGACGTAAACAGAGATATTGCAGCAAATCTTGATGAAAACCAAAAGCAAATCGATATGATAGGTGCTGAGGACAACGCGAGAATAAGAGGAATTAAAGAAGATAGAAACGCAGCGAAACTTGCTGCACTTTCAGGGCAATACAATGCTGCTGCAGATGCACAACAACAAGGTTTTGGAAACATGATTCAAGGTGTAGGAATGGCGGGTACAGCAGCGGGGGGTGGTACTTCAGGCACTGGCAAAACTACTTCCGGAAAAAGCGCATCAGCTACAAGAGGCGCAGCAAATAGACAATTCGGTAAAGGAGCTAAATTATAACATTATGGCAATAGGTGGAGCATCAGGATATTTAACAGTTAATCCCACTCAGGATTATGTAGGTCAGGCAGCGAGAGGTGTCGAGAATGGGATTGCTCAGGTACGTGCTGAAAAATACCAAAAAGAAAGGGACCAATTAGCGAATGACAGACAAGAGCAACAACAAAGGAGAGCTGATTTTAAAGATTCGCAGGAGTTTAGTGAAAAATACCCTTTTATAGCTACTGGAAACAATAATTTAGACTCTAAGAACAGACAAGACTTAGAAACCGGAAAAATGGCATACAGCGAAGCTATGGACGGTTATTACAAAACAGGTGATAAGTCTTATATGGCAAAAGCAGATTCTATACTAGGCTCCATAAACGAGGCTACCGAAATGCCAAAAGCATTAGCCTTGACTATTGAAAGTTGGATTAAAAACGAAGCCGACCTAAATCCTTCAAGTCTATCTAATAAAAAAGAGTTCATTGAAAAAATGAAAACGGACTTAGTTAGGGATTATGACGCTACAGGACGTTCTGTTTATTCTATGGCAAATAGAGATGCAGATGGAAATGTAACAGGAATGAAGTTTCAAAACATTACAGGGGAACAGCTTAAAAAATACATGAATGTAGAACCTAAGTATGATGTTACCGGAGAGAAAGGATTGATTGACCAATTCCAAAAAAGCATTGGAAAACAAATCACCACTACTAACGTAGTAAACGGAATGGAAATTACCACTATCGAAACTCCAGGCGCGGCAGGAATGGCTAAAACTATGGCTAAGGAAGCTACGCAAAACCACAGTGCGGTTTATACTGCCTTAGAAAAATTAGGATTAGACCCTGAGAACGAAGGCAATTATAAAGACGAGAAAGTTTTAGAGCAAGTTCAGAATCATTACGAAACTTTAATGGCTGCAAGCGCGCCAAAAACAGAGTCAAGCAAGAAAAACTACGATGAAAAAGAATACCAACTGAAAGTAAAAGGAGTTGCTATCTCATTAGGTAATTTATCAGTATCTCAGGCAACTGCTAAATTAGCTAAGTTGAAATTCGAGTCTGAAACAGATACAGACAAAACAAATACTACTACAAGCAAGTTGAATGCTAAAGGTATAAAGATGAATGCAGAATACAAAGCGGCTAATAACGGTGAAGAAATACCAATGTATTTAGCTGAATTTGGAGGTGGAGTAGATAAAGTTACAGTGTCTTCTACAAAGAAGAAAACCACACCTAAACCACAGACAAAATCAACAGAAACAGCAGCAGCAAGAGCTAAAAGAATAGCAAACGGAGGTTAATAAAT